AAACCAGTTCGCCGCGACCGCTCAACTTCCACGCCGCGCGCAGCACGGCAACGCTCTCGGGTGCGAGGGGCACCAGATGATCACCCCCAGCTTCGTCTTTGCGGTCCCGGTCACCCTTCATGCGCGCAGCCGGAATGCGCCAGAGGGGCAGTGGGCCATCGAGATTTTCGAACTCCGACCACATTGCACCGCGCAGTTCACCCGGGCGCACTGCCGTCAGCGCGATCAGGCGAAGCGCGAGGCGTGTAATGGGCCGCGCGAAGTCATCGTCCACCTTCGCCAGCATCCGGCGCAGTTCGGCAATATCCGTAATCGCGGGTTGGCGCCCTTTCTTGGGCATCGGCTTTAGCGCGGCGCCAACTTTCTCGGAAGGATCGGATTGGGCAATGCCACTGGCGATCGCATAAGCGTAGATCGCAGAAATCCGCTGCCGCACGCGCTTGGCTGTCTCGATGGCAGAGCGCTGTTCGATGGCGCGCAGCACTTCCAATATCTTGGGTGGCGTTATCGCCGTGATCGGCAACGAACCGATGGCCGGGAAGATGTCCCGCTCCAGCGACCGGATGACGTCGGCGGCATGAACCTTGGCCCATTGCGGCGCATTGATCTCGTGCCAGGCCCGCGCGACCTTCTCGAACGTGTTGCGCGAAGCCTCGACATTGGCCTTGATCTTGAGTTTCTTCTCGACCGTGGGGTCCAGGCCTTCGGCGAGCAGCCGACGCGCGTCGTCCCGCTTCTCCCGCGCCGCGATCAAGCTGACGAGGGGGTAGGGCCCCAGGGACAGCGTCTTCTCCTTCCCGTCGAATTTGAACTTCATCCGCCAGAGCTTCGCGCCCTGGGGTGAAACGTAAAGATAAAGCTGGTGCGCATCCGCAAGCTTATAGGCCTTTGGCCCGGGCTTTGCCGCGCGGATTTTGGCGTCGTTCAACATGGCGTTCGGATACCCCATTTCTGAGACCCGATACCCCGTTTTCATACCCCACGACCAGCGGAGGGGCACGAACCGATAGGAACGAGCCGAAGCGGGAAATCCTCGATTTTATAAGGGTTTTGTCAATCCCAGTGGACTTCTGGGGACCCCTGGGAACGGGGGCCTGGCGGAGACGGAGGCAGCCGAATTAAGGAAATAACCTATTGAGTATCAATCAGAAAAATTAGGAAAAATTGTTGATACCAAGTCCAGTACCATGGATCGCGATTCTAGCTGTCCGGTCTTTTGATAAGATCGGCCTGAGCGACCGGCCCAGTTGCATCCAGATGGGCGCGGTTACCTGCCCGCTCAAATCATCGCCTTGTTCACCATGCATTCTTCCTCTGGCTTTGGCTGGCGGGGTTTTCCGTTTTGGTGCAGGATCGTAGCCGAATCAGGAGGGCGCGATGCCACCCAGTGACGCGACCGAATTTACGGATTTGCCGAGCACGGATGAAGCACCCGCGCCACCAACGCGTAGAAAGCGCCGAGAGCTTTTCGATTTCGGATGGCCCGCCGCTATGAAGCGGGCAACAGCCGCTGCCTATCTCGACATCAGCGAACCCTCTTTAATGCGGGAGGTCCGCGCGGGGCGAATCCCAGAACCGTTCAAACTTGGCGCACGAGATCATTGGCGCAAAGAGGCAATCGATGCGGCCCTGGCCCGCCTGGCCGGCGATGATCTGGTGATCGAATATCGTAGGCATCACGAGCACACTCCAACCGCATATGACCTGTACAAGGCGCGTGAAAGGGAGCGCTCCACTGCGCTGCGCCCAAGTGACCACGCAAAAATCGTCAGGGCGCGAACGCGGCGGCAACTGGGTGAGGAATTGGACTAAATCATGAGCACCAACTACTCCCCACCTGGCGGCATTTACACACGTATCGTTCGCAAGATGCGGCGCGCCCTTCGGAATGAGACCGGCGCGGCGTTGTCCTACGAAGAAGTCGTCGCCCTCTTGCATTCCGACTTTTACCCGATTCTGGCGGAAGCGGAGCGCAAGGAACTGATGGCGCTGCATATGGAAAGGCAACACCCACCCGGCCAGAAGGCCGACCTGTGATGAGCCGACGTCGCGGAGGTAGGCCGATATGAGAAAAGACCAAAAGTTCCAACGGTTCACCCATGCAGACGTGCGCAAGCTGACATGCAGCGTGGCCGAGGGTGTTGCAAAGACAGGCATCAATGCTCGCATCACTTTGGAGCCGACAGGCCAGATCGTGATTGTCATGGGCGCTAACGTCGAACAGGATGAGGAGAACGAGTGGGCGGATCTGGAATGACCGTCCTGTTTCCAGCCGCACATGCTCAAATCGGTATCGCATGACGTCGCGGGCACGATTCAAGCAAGCCGACATTACCCGCGCAGTGAACGCCTTGAAGGCGGCGGGACTCACCATCGCTCGCCTAGAGATCGAGACAAATGGAAAGATCACCATAATTCCAGAGCCGAACGGGCCAGGCTACGCAAGCCGACGCGATGATGATGCTTGGAAGGAGGCGCGCGAGAAGTTCTCTGCCGCCCACCTAGCGCGGCAGGCAAAGCGGCGGCGGTCTAAGGAGTAGTCTCTGCGCATCAACCGCCAGACTTTCGCGGTTCTGCCGGCAAGGGGCCGTGCAGTTCATACCTCTCCACTTCGGCCGCACTGATGCGAATGAGTTGGCCAGGGCGGAAGGATAGCAAGCGGCCTTCGCGGATGAGCTTGCGAACCAGGCCTTGGCTGCACTCCCAGTGCTCAGCCAACTGCGCCACCGAAAGTGGACGGCGATTATCGTCATTGAGTATACCATATTCCATCGCGAGATACGGTCAGTTCTTCTCCGTAAGAATAGATTGGCAAGCTATAAGATCATGAAATTTCGAGCCCGCAACTCTTCAATCAGTTGATCTGCTGTGGTTCCAACAACAAATGCACTTGTAAAGAGATTGCGAAGCACCCGAAGTCGGCTTTCTTTTGCTTTCGCCAACTGAGTTTTGGACGGCGCGTCAGGCCAAGTGCCGATCAAATCGCTGTGGACATCAAAATCTGCGGATTCCGTATCATACAGACAGAACCAGCGGTCTGGGTTTCCGGCTGATCGCAAAACCCTCGCGGTCATAACCGCTGCCCCGGCAAGCGCAGTTTGCACGGCGCCCCCAGTCGTCAGCCGTTGGATGATTTGTCTGACTTGTTGCTCAGTGCAGCCGGAGCGAAACATGCTGAGGCCGTCAGAATAGGTGCGGACAAGCTTATTCCATACTACTTCACCGGTTTCTAAATCGACGGTGTCCGGGCTCGTAAAAATTTTCGCCACCAATTCATCATTCTGAACAGAGAACCCATTAATCTGAAGCGAATGTTCTTCGCAGGCGCACGAGGGAAAACGACCATCAAAGTTTTGAGCCCGATCTCTTGAAGTATCTGCCCCCCAAGCCGCTCTACATTCTTCGGATGACATTATTAGAAAACCGCTGGCCTTAGCTCTGTGACAGCGTCAGCAATTTCACCAGGGAGGTTCTGGGCATTAAATTCAGCCAAGCCTGCCCGCTCGCTCTCTCCCCCAGCCACGAGGAACGAAAGCTCGGATTTTGAAACCACCGTGACTGCGAGCTCAAAATCATCCCTCAAAATTGTGAACATAGGGTCGCCATCACCATTAAGCGAAACGTTGGGAGTGTGGCCAACGCTAGCCTGCAAAAATCCGAGCAACAGGCTCGCGGTTTCAAGATGTTCGCTGCGAGGAGCGCGCGCACCGTCACCATCCCAGTTATCGCCCCACATCGCAAAAGTACGGAGCTTCGAAAGCGCTCGCGTGCCTGCCCCCGGCTCGCGAACCTCCCAGATAGGTTCTGACTTCGCTTCCTCGCCAGAATGCGTGCCAGTCAGATGGAAGCGACGAGCATTTCCCGAGGAGTTGTGTCGATCAGCCACCGAGACAACGGCTGGCCTATCGGACAAAAAGATAGCCCCCGGGTTAACGAGCGCCGTAAGTGGCGTTGCCGTAGCTGCAATTAAAACAGGAAGTTGCATGCTCACCCCAAAGAAACAGCTTCTGCAGCCTGCACCGTTAAAATCTCGCGGAAATCAGCCTTCGCAGCATCATGTAAGTCTTGCAGGCGCTTTGCAACAGATGCCCACGCCTCTGGTTGGATGTTTTTTGGCGGCTGATCTGGGCGATTGATCTGATCCGAAACATAGGTTCGAATCTGAACTATCCGACGCTCTCCGTCAGGGGTCGGGGCAGCGGCGACGTCTATATTGATTTGATGAAGACGCCGCACGTCGCCGTCTGGGTTGAAAAATCCGGAATGGGAGTGCCAATACCCGGTGTCCGAAGTCACCCCCGACGCTATAAGAGAGGAATCTCGGCGAAGGATCTGAAAGACACTCTCATCAGAATCGATGGGTGCTAAGAAAACGTCAATGTATTCCGCGAACACATCTGCGACGGGGGCGACCGAAGTAAAGGTATCCCACAACGGCGCGACCAATTGGGCGAATTTGTCGGCCAGGACGGCCCACCGCGTATACGACCAGTCTTCGTACCGGAAACCCAGCTTTCCGACCGTGAACTTATCAGAGATGAAGTCTGGACGCTCCCGACGCATGAATTCACAGGTATTCAACTGTGGCGTGGTTGCGGCCGCAGGCCCATTGACGAAACCGATAAACGCGTCCTGCAACTGATTTTTTTCTGCTAGGCCTAGCCGGTCTGCCGTGGGGGAAGCGATCGTGACCGCCCGTTCCAATAGCATGGACGTAATAGGTTCTCGAAAGTTAATGCCCACTGCGGCCAATTGAATGGCGTGCGCCGATTGCGCAGGCTTCCATAGACCGATTCCGGGCATCTAGCTTCAACTCCTAATCGCATCGTCGCGGCTCTCATAGCGTTCAAAAGTGCCACGGGTGGCTGCTTTGCAAATCTGCAGATAGTGAGCAAGGCCTTGAATCGCTCGGTGGCGGCTAAAAATGTTGGACGCTGCTGAAAATGGCAGACTTTTGGCTAGCGCCACCGCCGCGCGAGGCCCTGCCCGATCAAATGCGCCCCAGCATCCCGACCATTGACCAGCACACGCGCCAGCAGGCGCCCATACCGATCCCGGCCCACCGGCTCGAGCGTGGTCATGCCTTGAGCTACCAGCGCGGCAAGCGCATCGCGTGACTGTTCGCCCAATGCATAGTCGCACCAGGACGGATTGCGGCTGTAGGCCAAGCGCTGGCGCGATGCCGGGCTGCACCGCTCGCTGCCCGCCAGTTCCGGCGCGTCGATGTTAACCAAGCGCACCCGCTCGACGCCGCACCGGATAGTGTCACCATCATGAACGATCGGGTGGGGGCAGGGGGTGAGCGCGGCCACGGCGGCAAAAGCGAGTGAAGTGGGCATGTAGGGAGATTGCCTTATACCCGGTGCTGCGGCCAGCCCAGAAAGGTCCGCTTTACCTCGGGCGCGGACGCATCGCCGAGACGGCTTGACGATCCTTGACACTTCTCCCCTCGCGATCCTGCCATTTTGGCGGTAATCAGGGGTGGGGGGCGTAAGAGGAGAGTCTGATGCGCAAGATCGCGATTGCTCTGGCCGCCGTGTTGGCGGTGACTGCCACACCGATGGTTGCCCAGGCGGCGCCATGCAAGGATGCGAAGGGAAAATTCGTCAAATGCCCGGCACCTGCAGCCAAGGCAGCGCCGAAGAAGGCGTGCCGTGATGCCAAGGGCAAATTCACGAAATGCCCCAAGTGAGGTGACAGGCGGCCCGGCGCGCGGGCCCCACGGTGTGGGATTGTGTCCGCGGAAGTTTCCCTCTGCGACACGCGCCGGGCCGCTGCCCTTCTACCGCACCGCGCAGGCCTGGAGCAAGGCCAATGCCTTATCGAATGCGGCGCGCAGCCGCAGGTTCGAGGCAGCAACCGGGCCAATATCATGCACCGCATCGCCCGTCAGCTGATCGCCCACGCGCGGCGGATCGGCGGGCACGTCCTTGGCGTCGACGCATGGAACCGCCACCGGCAAGTCGACGCGCTCGATGCGCGTCTCAATGACCGGCGGTATTGGCTTCGTGGCGCAGCCGGCGAGAGCGAAAGCGGTCATACCCAGTGGGGCCAAGATCAGGCAGCGCATCACAGTTCCCCCTTGGCAGCCATCACGGTCGCCGGCGTGCGGCAATCCGCACTGGACGACGGCGCGGCAGTCTCGATCGCGCGGGCCAACCCCTCGCGCACGGCGTTGCGTGGCCCCGTCGCATCGAGAGCAGCCTTGCCGGCGGCCAAACGCACATCGCCATCGGCCTTGAGCCGCTGCACCGCGGCATTTTGCAGATGGAGCGCACCGTGCAGCGTGTCGTAGCTGGCGCGCATGATCGTTGCTGCCTGCCGCCAGTCGTGCTCGGCGCTGCGCCATAGGGCGATCTCAGCTGCGCGCTTTTCTGCCACCGCGCGCTCATGAAGCGCATAGAGCAGCAGCACCCCGACAGCCAGGCTCCCCATCAATGGTCGCCAGAAGCGGCGTAGGACTGGAAGAAGATCGGCCAGTGCGATCATTTTTCGGCTCCCGATGCGGCCGGCTGCGGCAACCAGCGCGCAATCGTGGGCAACGCGAACACGGCGAAACCCACGGCCATCGATGCAAGCGGGCGCCATCGGTCGGGAACGTATGCCACCAAGCGCGGAAGCAGCGTAGGGTCGCTCATGAGGTAGGTGACGATCAAGCCGGCCAAGGCCGCCATCTTCACCGACCACAGGCGCCAGAGCGAACCAGCCTCGGCGCGGATTTTCGAAAGCCAGATCTTGAGCATGTCAGGCATCCTTGAGACAGAGCGTGCGCTCGCGCTGGCGACGCGCAGTCAGGCCAGCAACTGGGCGAAGCACGCCGTTCACCCTTGCCTTGTCCCAGGCGAGCATTGAATCGCAGGCGCCGCGGATGTCGCCCGCATCGATCCGCTTGCGCGCGGTCGAGCCACACCAGGCTGAGACGCCGATATTGTAGGCCATGGACACGGCGGCGGCGCGGATGTTGTCCCGGCGCGGCTTATCGAGCGCGAGACCAGGCGTGCAGGCCATGACGCCTTGGGCATGACGGACAAGTTCGCTTTCAAGCATTGAGGCGCATTGCGCGGGCGTGAAGGTCTGTCCGATGCGGACGCCGGCTGTCAGACCGTCGCACGCGGTCGCAATGCCGGCAATGTCGCGATAGGCGGCTAGGTATTGCTGCCCCGACACATGTTGCACGTTCGAAGTGCCATCGGCCGCCATGGAAACTTGGACGGTGCGGCCGCTTTCTTCCTTGGGCACGCTGATGAGCAGGATGATCGCGGCAGGAACGCCCACGATCGCGGCTAGGGTGCCCTTCTTGAGCGCAGGCCTTGGCGCCGGCGTGGTGGAGGTAGCGTTCATGTGAACCTCACTTGATGGCCAGGGCGATGCCACCCTTGATTGCAACGACAATGGCGGCGATGGCGGCGGCAAGCGCGCCCAGCCACTTCACGAACCTTCCGCCGGTCTTGACTGCCTCCCACGCTTTCACGATGTCGCGCGTCTCATCGACGCCGACTTTCACGTCCGAGAGGTCACCGCGCATTGCATCGACGGCCTTCGTCAGTTCGACGATACCTTGCTCCAGGCCGGTCATACGCTGGGCGATCTCCTGATCAGTGGGTGGATTGCGGGCCGGCATCTGCGATCAGCAGTCCGTGGCGCAGGCAAAGACCGGACAGGCCTTGGCCAGCGCGATGGTGAGCAGCGCCAAAGGCACCGCGCCCGTAAGCGGCCAAAGCCGTGAAAGGCGCTCGATGCGGGACGCCACCTGATCAGGGCGCAACGCGATCACGGCCAGCGTGGTCAACGCAGTCCAGGCGAGCGCCAGCAGCCAAATTATGAGCAGGATGATCGACGCCATGCTCGGCTCTCTTTTCGTGACAGAGGGTTTTGGCAAATCGCGCATTCCGCACTGCAACATCTATCGCTTGCCGCCTCGGCGCCGCTGTGGGACATAGTGCGAAATAATTCGCAGTGTGGGGCAATATGGGGCGGCAGCATTTCTTGGTTCTCGACGGTCTGCGAGGCGTCGCGGCTCTGTCGGTTGTGATATTCCACCGCCGCTGGCTCGCCCCCGGCGGGCATGCCTTTGATCACGGTTTCCTCGCCGTGAACTTCTTTTTCATTTTGTCCGGCTTCGTGATTGATCACGCGTATACCGATCGCTTGGCCAAAGGCATGACCTTGGCCAATTTCGCACTGCGCCGAGTAATACGACTTTATCCGCTCATAGTGGCCGGCGCAGTTCTGGGCTTGTTGTATGCGCTGGCACTGGCACACCTCCATCATGAGCCAGAATCCTATTGGAGATATACCAAAGCAGCATTTTTTAACATGTTCTGCCTGCCATCCCCGGCAGGACTGGTAGAAGGCCCTTTCATTATAAATCGTCCAACTTGGTCTCTGTTTTTCGAGTTGATCGCAAATATAGCTTTCGCACTGCTTTTCTGCCGTTTTAGCAACAGGGTATTGTGGATAGCATTGGCGATCATTGCACCAATTTTGATGTACGTGACATTCAAGTTTGGCACGATAAACGTTGGCTTCGAGTACGGGGAGTTGATATACGGACTTCCAATAGTGCTGACGCCATTCATTATTGGCATTCTGATAAGCAGATATATGTATGTCGTTACTGGTCCTGCACTTCCATTTTGGTTGAGCAGCGCCATGCTGATCGCTATTTTCCAGATTCCTGTGCTTCCAGGCCTGTGGGGGCCAATTTATCATATCTCGCTGATGCTGATCGGCTTTCCGCTCATCATTCTCGCCAGTACGCGGACCCAGCCAGCCGGTTTCTGGTTGAAAGCTGCCCAGTTTGGAGGTTTCATTTCCTACCCACTTTATGCTCTGCACTATCCCATTTTGCAGTTCGTGAGCGGTTTTGGGGAAATGATGAAAATTCCGAACGCCGTTACGCTGATTGGTGTAGTAATCGCAAGCATCGTTACCGCGTGGGTCGCGGCGAGAATTTATGATGAACCCGTCAGGGCTTGGCTGGAAAGCCGGTTGCTCAGGAAGTCGCGCCAGCATCATGATTTCGCCAAGTCGAAGATTTCAGGCAAATCTGCTTGAACCCTCGCCGCCATCAAGCTGTGGCCGGTCGAGTTAGGGTGTAGCGGATCGCTGCCATAATAGGCGCTGTTAAACGTTACCCCATCGTTGTTGGTGGTCAGAGCCCGATCGAAATGGATGCGCCGCACCGAATTGGGCAGAGTGTCCAGGAACGCGTTCAACTGGTCGAAAACCCGCGTCGGGACAGGCTGGATCTTAGCGACTGCCAAGTTGATGCCATTGGCAGCGCAATAGCTTACCAGGTTGTTGATGTTCGTCTGGAACGTGGCTAGCCCGCTGTTCTGGTCATTCGTACCGAACGCCTCAATGATCCAGTCAGGCTTGATCGCCGGGATTTCGTTGAGCAGGAGCGGCGCGATTTCCGATGCCGTACTGCCCGAGAGGCCGGCGATCACTGCATTGCCGCCAAGCGCATCCTTGGTAATCTGCGCCCAGCGCTGTGAGTTGAGCAGGTTGTTGTCAAACACGCCCTCGGTAATGCTATCACCGATCATCATGGCACGCGGGTTCTTGCGGCCCGAACTGGCAAATACCCGCTTGATCAGGGTCTGCCCGATCATGGCTGCAAAGAACGGCGAACCGAACTGCAGACCGGAAAGCCTGATCACCACGCCGTCGTTCGACCCTTCGGAAAGCGTGGCGATCACCGCGCCAGTAACCATGTCGCGCACGGTGGCCGAGCTGATCCGCTTGTTGCGGCGCAGCTCGAGCACATAATCACGCCCGGCCGTCAGTGCTGGCATGGCTGCACTCACAACCACCGTGGGCGCCGTCGTCCAGGATGTGTCTTGCGCTGCGCCTGCACTGGTGTTGGCTTGCGCAAAGCCGATCGTGCCGGCGGTATCATCGACTACGACAAGGGTGCCGCGCCACCCCACCGATCGCCAATAGCCAAAGGCGAACTTGCTGCCCGTTGCCTGTGGCTGGAACCACAACCGGATAACGCGATCTTCGTCATGAAACAGGCTGGCCTGGGTCAGCTTGGCATAGACGCTCATATCGGCCGCGCCTGCCGGAGAAAGGGCGCCATTGCTGGGATGCGTCCACGACCCGCCGAATGTCCAGCTTGCCGGCGCGGAACTGCCAAAGCCCTGCGAATACGTGACCACTGGCTTGGACAGCGCCCCTTGGAGTGCTGCGCCCATATTGGAAGGCGCCAGAACCAACGCCGTCACCTTGTAAACAAACGTGCCGCCATAGGTTCGGCCGAACGTCGACCAAGTTTGCGTGCCTGATACGGCTGCCGCGATGCCAACTGCCGTGTTGGAGTTCGGGCCAATGTTCTTGACCGTTGCGCCGCCGGAAAGCAGCTCATAGCCGATCACGTCATTAGCCTGCGTGGAAATGCCAATACCGCCGTTGAAACCGGTAAAGGTATTGTCGGCATTCCCCACTGTCGCGGTGGCTGCATATTTGGCCACCAGCGTGAACGACAAGCCGCCGGCCGGTCGCAAGTGCAAGATGTTCAGCGGCCCTGTGCTGCTGATCGGCAGCGTGACGGAGGTAACCTTCGATGCCGCCGGCACCGAACCGATTTGGTAGCCAGCAGGGCCACCCAGGTTGGCATTCCATGCTGCGGTTGCCGTGCCCACCGTGGTGTTGGTGATAACCACGCTATCGCCAGCAGCTTCGCCCTTTTCGATGCGGGCTTCCAGTTCTGCCGAAAGGTTGCTTGATCCCACGGAAACGGACCGAACCGTATAACTCGCCGTTCCACCGAAACGGCGGTTGCTATAGGAGGTCCAGGTTTGCGTGCCCGAAACAGCGGCACCAAGACCGATGCCGGTGTATCCCGTCGCGGTCGTGGAATATCCGACCGTGCCAGTGCCGGTTTCATACCCGATGAAATCGCCGGCAGAAAAACGCCAGTTCGGGGTCGCAAACAGGTTATCGGCATTTGCCGTCCCGGCCACCACCGGAACCTTTTCGATCAGCTGATAGCTGTTGCCGCCTAGGCTCCGAACACGAATAAGGGACAGTGCGCCCGCAGCAATGATTGGCAGCGATACCTGATCGACGGTGCAATCGCTGGGCACAGTGCCGATGAGCGCAGCAGCCGTTCCGCCACTGCCCAGCGTCGCATTTGTAGTGAACGATCCGCCCAGCGTGGACGTGAGCGACGAAATGATTGCGTTCAGCGCCGCAACACTCAGCCCCATGGCGATCAGCCCGGCGCTCAACGTTTGCTTCACTTGCACACTGTCAGGGCCATTCACAGGCGCCAGCGCGCCAGACGCCACCTTCCACAGCAAAAGCTGCGTATAATCCGACGACATGGCCCAGAAGGTCTGCGTTTCGCCAAGCGCCCCGACCGTGGCAGTAGGCGCAGTGGCACCGGTCAGGCCTGCTATGGTGGGCAGCGTGTAAACCGGTGCGGTGTTGGTTGCCGAAACGCCGGCCGCCTCGGGCACAACATAGGCCCGCGTGATCGCCCCGCCTGAAACAACCACACGGGCGCGATGACCAAGCGGACCGCCTGTCACGATCAGGTCGAACTCGCCATTAACCGTCGCGCTGTTGCCAGGCGCTCCGAGTTGGATGCCGGTCACCGTGTAGGGTATGGCGCTGGCAACTGCGGGCAGAATGCCCACTGCAGCCGCAGCCGCAGCAGCGGCATTAGCGCCGGTTGTGGAAATGATTGCCTGACCGGTGGCCAGCGTGGCTTGCTCACCGGCCGCATCGCGCGCCGCCTCGCTCAGGCCTTGCGCCGTCTGCGAAGCATCGCGAGCAGCTTCCGCCAGCCCTTGCGCTGTCTGCGCCCCCAGCTTGGCGGTATTGGCATCAGCAGCCGACTGCGCCCCATCAGCCCCATTGAACGGAACAGGCTGGATCACGCCATCAACAATGCCCAGGGCCTTGCCATCGCTGCCGGCGAGCGAGGCCATAGGCGGTGGGCTTTCACCCATCGGCACCTTGAGCGCCCGATCGGTATCGCGCCGATTGCGCTGATCGCGCAGCGCCGCTCGATCATTCACCCGGTTGACCGGCGACGCCAGCCAGCCAGAGCCATCCTCGAATTGCGTCAGCTGCTCGAACGAGGGCTCCAGCAGAATGTAGATTTCACCGCTGGTAGGCGCGCTGTCGAAGATGACCGAGCCGCCGCCACCCGAAGCAATGGTGACGCTATAACCCGATACTGCCACGCCATCGATTTCCACCGTCACATCGGCATCGGTCAGCGCCGTGAAGGTGAACGGAAACGTCGTCGCCACCCCGTTGGCGATGAATGGCCCGTCGAATGCATTGGTCGTGGAAACAGCCATAATACCCACCGGTTGCGATCACCGTTGGGTCTATGGGGTGGCAGATATCCCGTGAATCCCGTGGGAGGCTTAGAGCCCTTCCTCCCAGGAGAGGTGCGAGATGGAGCATCCGGAAGTCCGGCGGCAAGCGCGCGTGCGAACCACGTGCGTGGCTATGGCGGGGACCAGTCGGACCCGCGCGTAATCCATCACGTCCGCTGTATTTTCAGGATTGGCGTCTGCAAGCCTTCGAGCATCCTGCTCGAATTGCCCTTTGCAGGTCTCCCAGGTTGCCTTGGCCACATCGTCGGGACGCTCGCCAGATAGTTCCAACGCGGGAAGGGTTTTTCTGATGCACATCGCGTAAGGCGGGCGAGTTGCCACAAGGGCAAGAATGGCGACAAGGCTCACGGAATTAGCTCCTTTCTACCCGGGCGGTAACTTCAGCTATGAGCGCTTTGGTAATTAGATTTCGCAGGTCCGCAATGCGATAACGCATGGCGACGGTAAGTCTGATTTTCATTGCCGCGAGAGTACCACGTCCTAACGATCGTATAAGTCTCTACCTTTTTCCAAGATCTAAATCTTTTTCTCTGTAAGCTTTTTGGGACGCATCCCAACGATCACTCAACTCCTTCATGACGGCAATCAAGCGTTTTTGACAATCATCAAGTTCTTTCTTCAAACGTTTTTCTTCTGCTTTCAAAGTTTCTTGCTGAGATATAAGTGATCTAATTGCAAGTTCATCCGGGAATTCAAATAATTCCGTAAGGATTGATACGATTTCGGCAGACATTGACCGACCGTTCGCCGCTGCCCTTTGTGCCACTTGGTCTTTCATGCCATCCGGCACGCGGATCAAGATCGTGTCCTGATCCCTAACGGGCTTCTGGGCCTTCATCGTCAACTCCGAATCAGAAAATCTGCGCGTGCATATGATACACACTTGACGATCGCGCTACACGAGATACACAGTTAGTCACCGTGTAGCACGGAAGGAGCGGTATTGTGAAAAACGACAAGCCGTCTCGGGTGATGGTCAACCTGCCCGGGGACATCGGCGATATGCTTCGCCGTCGCGCAAAGGAGAATTATCGCTCCACTAGCGCAGAAACTGTGATGCTGATTGAGCGCGGCCTTGCCGCAGAAAAGTTGGCGTCGGGCCAGGCCTAGGAAACCACCCGACGCCTTTTTATCAAAGGAAAGACCTATGAATGTAGAGGGGTATAGCGCGCCGGCCGTCGGCGCGCCAGTGACATTCTTCACTGCCGGGGCAGAGGCCGTCACTATGTCCAGCCGCGAGATCGCGGATTTGTGTGAGGCGCGCCACAATCAGGTGGTTGAGACCATTGGACGTTTGTTCGAGAAGGGGGTTTTGCGGGAAAGCCGTAAAACTACCCGGCCTTATGCTCCTAACGGGGGCGGCCGGCCAACTCAGGTCTATGATCTGACCAAGCGCGACACCCTTGTCGTCGCGTCGGGCTACAACGACGAGCTTCGCGCCCGCATCATAGACCGCTGGCAGGAACTGGAAGCCCAGGTCGCTCGGCCCGATCCCGTCGCCGCGCTCAGCGACCCGGCCGCGCTCCGGCACCTGCTACTCGGCTATAGCGAAAGGGTGATCGCCCTTGAGCACCGCGTCGAGGCCGACGCGCCCAAGGTTGCTGCCCTCGATCGGCTGGAGGCATCGGAAGGTTCGGTCAACGTCCGCATTGCCGCCAAGATGCTGAACGTGCCGGAACGCAAGTTTACAAAATGGTTGCAGGCGCACGGCTGGGCATTCCGACAGAACGGCGTTGGCACCTTGCAGGCTTACCATGCCAAGCGCGAAGCTGGTTATCTCGAACACCGGCCTCACACCTATCACGACCAGCAGCGCGACGAGGATCGCACCGTCCCGCAGATGATGGTCACGCCTAAGGGGCTGGCTAAGCTCGCCTCTCTGTTCGGCAAGGCGCAGGGCGAACTGCTATGACAACCCCTGCCGACAGCGAATATGGGATTCGCGCAATTACAAAGGCAAAAACCTAGTCATTATAGGCGGTTACGCGTTTTTCGCGACATTGGTGAGTCAAGGCTGATTATTTCAGAAATTTTGCGCCGCACCCTATTGCGCGACACCCCTGTAATCCGTGAAAGAGAATTAACGGTTCGGATATCCGAACTGCCCTTTGACCAGATCGGGCAGCCCACGGCCCGCTTTCATGGGCTGCCCTAACCTCAATCCGACATCGTGGAGTATCGGCGATGGCTTCTCAGACACATACTTCCTCGCCAGTCACAACATCAACTGTTCCTGGCGCTGTTTTCGACATTGGCCGGTTGGAAGGCATCAACGCTCACCTTCAAGCGCTGGACGAACTAGCGCTGGAAACGCTGGAGGCGATCAGTCTTGCTGATACCGTCGAGGCCGCGCACCGCCTGGCCGATCGTGGCCACGCCTTGCGAGCCATGGCGGCCGAGTTCCATGGCCAGATCGACGGGCTGGTGCAGTCCGCATGCCGAGCAAGGGGCTAAGAACTTCATCGACAAACTGTCGATCAAGCATCTCTGCGACCTGCGTTCGAGCCGGGACCTTCCCGGTCAGCCAGGCGATTCAAGAGCAGCCGTTCAACTGTAGGACAGAAACCAAGGCGCAAACGAGTCGTTGACAAATCCGACGCTATCTAGGATTTCCGCCTTGGAGACTCATCATGTCCTACCACGATCGCAATCTTCAAAAAGCCGCAAGGGCTGTCCGGAAGCGCGGGACCGGTGCGTATTTTGACTCGGTGCTTCGCGGTATCGGCCTGATAACCCTTCATCCGCCAAGCCCGAACATCCCGCAAGGTTCAATCGGGGGTGACTGGCGCGCTGTCGGAAATGACATGCGCAAGGCTATGCGCGAACTCGACACTTGTGAGTAAGGTCGAACCTCAGTTTGAACGCTCGGACGCAGCTGCAATCCAACAGTCCCTCGCGCAAGAACTGCAGCCGTTTGTAAAGCCAGATAAGGCGGACCAAGCGGCACGTGTCGTCACGACTTTTATTCAAAGGGTCCACCAAGGTCCGCTTCCCGCGCCGGATGACATGGCTCATTATGAGCAAATTCTGCCTGGCTGTGCTGAGCGCATCCTACAGATGACAGAGCGCGAGCAGGAGCATCGGCATCGGCAGGAAAGAAGGGGCGTCGGGGGCGAATACGGTACCCGGTTTGCCGGCCAAGCCGCAACCCTGTTGATAGCACTAGCAATGGTCTTTGTTGTTGGTTTTACTGCATATGTTGGCCTACCGGTAGCGGCTAGCGTGATTACAGCGATAGGCGGCGTCTGTGCCATCGTTCTCCGGCAGATCAGCGTGGGGGTCCCGCAACCAGCGAACCAATCTGGACCGCCAGCTAAGCCAAAACGACGGACCAGATAAACCTTACGTTTGAGGCTACGATCAATGGTCCTTGACCTTGCCCGTGGTCAGTCCCTCGATCCAGTCGCCCACGCCTTGCGGGTCGGCGTCGCCCTGACTGACATCGACCAGGAACTGTGTCGCGCTCGCCACCTGGCCGGGCACCAGTCCGGTGAGATAGCCGGTCGTTTCCAGCACGTCCTTGGTGGCGTGCTTCGTTTCCTCGCCGCGAGCCAACTTGCCCACGTCACGACCCGCCTGAGCCAGGCTATCGGCCGCGCGCTGCATCGGGGTCAGCGAGGCGCTGAACACCTTGTTGCCAGCGACAGCATTCCATGTCGGTTCGAACACGTCGCGCGCCAGCGGGATCGGCCCAATCGCGTTGGCCAGCAGCTTGCGAATAACCCATTCGCTCCACCACTCGTCGTCGTCCGGCCCGCCGCCACCCGTCAGGCCCGCCTTGATCAGTTCGGTCAGCAGCGGAGGAACGACCAGCAGGAAGAACGCGCGCGATGCCAGCTTCGGAAGGTTGCGAGAACGTCGCTCATCGACGCCCCGCACATCCCGCGCCAACGTGCGCTGGCGCTGATATTGGGCCGAAAAATAGCTGTAGAACATCGTGAACAGCTTGGTGGCCTCGCCCCACTTGCCGGTTCCGCGCACGATCGCAGCCATGTCCTTAGGCGAGCCGGCGCCTTGCGACTGGCGCACTGCCTTGTCGCCGGCATAGATCGCATCGGCTTCCGTAGCGCCGGCCGCAATCGCATTCGAGTACCCAGCCATCCATGTGGGAACGGAGACAACGCGGTCCATATAGCCAATGCCGTGGAACATGAAGCGCTTGGCATCCAGCGCCTGGCGGGCGAGCTTCCCCACTGGGTTGACCGTCGCCATGGCGTTAATCTGATTCCTGATGTCGCGGTCCAGCGTGTCCATGCGTGCGCGCAATTCGCCGGAGCGCTCAAGGGCGAAATTGGCTGTCTCGATCGGCGACGCTGAGAAACGCGCAATCGCCTTTGCCATCGCCGCTTCGCCGACGACTTCGACCGAGTTGGAGTAGCCGGCAAGCTGCGTCACCATGGTAGTGGCGCGGAGACCCATGCCAACCACAGTGACATTCGCTCGCAGCTTGCCCAGCCATTTGCCGAACCCTTCGTTGCCGGCGCGCTCCATCGCCCACGAGTTGGCGACGAACTTGACCCATGGTCGAAACTGCCTGCGGATCTCGGGGCCGAGCGCCGCATCGACCGCGCGCGAAACCCGCTCGCTGGTCAGGAAGCGATTGGCCTGGATCACGGCCTCGCGGTGCGTGATGTCGTGGATCAGTTCGCCCAGGTGCCGATTGATCACGCCCAAGTCCAGCAAGATCGGCGCTGTCACTTTTTCAGCGCGCTCCTTGGTGGACCTGGCGCGCGTGGTGGCGCGGGTATAATTCGTGCCCAGCAGATCGCTTTCCTTGCCGCCGCGTTCCTCAGCGCGATAGTCACGCGTCGTGTCGTAGATGGCCGGGTAATAGCCGCCGCGCATCGGGCCGTGCGGTGTATCGAAGGCGCGGGCCTCGACCTTTTCAGGCGCCACGCCGTTAACGCGCCGCTCCAGTTGCTCTATCGACGGCCATAGCGTGCCGATCGTATCCCAAACGCTCTGCACGAATTGCCACTCCCCGGCCGTCAGCGTGTCATTGAGAAAGGCCTCTATCGCACCGGGATTGATCCTGTAGCCGTCGGCGAGCCGCTGGAAGTTCCCGGCGTTGCCGATGTTGAGCGCCATGGCGATCACCTTGGACCGCTCCATCCGCATCGGCGCCCCGGTGGCGACATCCGACCAGGGCATTTCCATCTTGTCGCGCCAGCGCGCCGCATCTTCTGCCGGCACAGCCTGAAATAGCGCTTTGATGCGGCCATAGTAATCGGCCAGCATTGCGTTTTCGCGGTCCTGTGCCTCCGCGATCGGCCGGAAGGCAATGCGGTTGAATACCCCGTTGGCGTCGCCACCATCCAGCCAGTCGAACACGGTTTCCAGCTTGAGCAGTGAAGCATCGACCGCCAGCGCACCGGCCTTTATCCGCTCCAGCATATTGGGGTCGGTCAGATCGCGCGGCGGCGCTCCAGCGATGTTGTCGGCGGCGCGTTCGGCTTCATCGAAAATATCGTTCCACTCGCGCTCCTCCTGATTATCCAACAGGGTTTGCTTGAGCCGCCCCAGGTGCATGACCTGGTTAACCGCATCATCGAGCCCGAGCATATTTTCGACCGTCAGGCGCGACCAGTGCGTGCCGCGCAGGGTGGCTTCAAAGCTGGCCGGCACTACGATTTCGCGTCCATCGGCTTCCTGTTGTGCCGCCCATGCCTCCCACTTGCCCTGGCGCTCGATCGACTTCTGCGAGCGCGGGCCAAGCTGCACCGCATCAAGCAGCGCATGGGCCTGTTCGAGATATTCCTGATCGACCGACTTCATGGTCTTGCGCTTCGCAATTTTGCCCAGGCGATCCTGTGCGCGCATCACTTCGTCATAGGCGGCCTTCGATTCCGCCAGCAGGGCGGCTGAAAGCATTTGCCGTTGCTTCGCGACAAAGGCGTCATTCATCTTGGCAGCGATGATTGCCTTTTCGGCATCGCGCCCAGCCTTGGAAACCGCCTTGGTATAGCGCTGGATAGCGGCCAGACTGGCCTGTTCCACGATGACGCCGCTGCGCACCCGCTGCCGTGCCCAGGCGCGCGCTACCTGATAGGGCGTCGCTTGCTGCCCGGCGCGCCGTCCGAGATAGCGCAGTTCGGTCGCCAGCAGTTCCCCGGCCAGATCATTGTTGACCGCGGCAATGGCCTCCTCCTCGATGCTGCCGTCGTTGAAGGGATCATCGCCATGCCGCCGCTGCATCTCCTCATCGGCAGCATTGTCGATCATGCGCTCGCGCAGGCCGCGCGTGTCACCGCTTTCCTTGGCCGCCAGGTGTTGGCGCTGGGCACCGATCAACACTTCAATCATTTGCTGCGCGCTGTCGAACCCTGCCATTTCAGCCAGGGCGTCGGGGTTCACGCCACCAGCCTTGTGGAGTGGAGGAACCTGGCGCGGCAACAGATCCAGTACGTCGCGCCCAAACCGATCCTCCAGCCATTCACGGTCGATCGGTGTTTCCCGCATCAGGCGCAGCGATTTCAGCAGCGGCGCAGCATCAAGCCGTTGGGCCTCGTCTGCACGCACCACGGCGCGCTCGTCGTTCCAGGCCTTCGTACGCTGGCGGCGGATGGAGGCCATGGTCTTGGCCAGCAGATCGGCATTGGCCTGATCGCGTGCACCTTGGGCAAGCTGGGTATAAGCGCCGAATTCAGCGCCGGTCATGCCCATTGCCTTAGGGTCGGTAATCGCCGGCTGCATCGCCAGCGCGTTGCGTTGCGCTGCGATTTCATCATCGGTCGCAAGCAGCCGCTCCATCACCTCTCGGATTTCCGGGCTGATTGGCGCGCGCAGGGCATCAACCTTGCGATAGATCGACAGCATCCAGCCGCGCACGGTTTCAAACAGGCGCGCCAGGCCTGTGGACGGCGCCCTGCCCTCCATTAGGTAGCGCTCGACGCCGCGTGCCCAGTATTCGTGCGCCTCCACCGGAATGGTGCCGTCATCGGCCAGCGGATGCCCGAGGGAGCCGAACCACGCCTTGACCGTATCCCAGTCGGCGCGCAACTGGTCGCTGGCATCCGGATGAGCGGCGTCGGCGCGCAGTTCCTCCAGCCACTGGTGGCCGAATTCGTGGATCAGCGTCGAAGGGTTGCGGCTCTGGAATAGCTCGATCGTCCCGCCGCGCCCGTTCTTACCGGGAATGAACCGTCCACGCGGCCCCTGCGAAACAGCGCCGATCGACATATTGAAATTGTCGCTGGGTTCGCTAGATTGCTCATAGCTGCCCGGTTCCCGAGTTCCGGAGTTGTAGCCGGGTGACGACGGGTTCCGGGCAGTGTTATTCTCCGGCAAGACGTGATCGTAATAGAAGGTGCCATTGTTCACCTCGCGGATTGTCACGTCCACAATCTTGGGCTGGCCGCCAATCATGATGGTAGCGCGCAGGCGATGGTACGCCTTGATGGAATCGCCGCCAGGTTTCTGATCATAAGGCGCTTGGCTCGAAACCAGTTCACCCTGAGCGATGATTTCGCGCAGCACGGCGACAGCACGCAGCTTCTGTTCGTCGGCCGAGAACTTCTTCATCTTGCCGGGGCGAGCGAAGATCACATCATGGCTAAGCGCCGCCGACAGGACGCTCTTGCCCTGTAGATGCTCCTTGTACCAATCGACCACGACCTTGCGCAGATCAGCCCCGTGCAGGCTTTCCGGCGCAATCTCGTCGCCATGCACTTCAACGATCGGGTCAGAAGAATGCTCATACCCCTGGCCCTGCGCGCCCGAGGTATATTCGCTGATCGCAGCGCGGATTTCCGCATCCGTCATGCCATCGGGATCACGCCCGTTCGCTTCCAGCATGGCGCGCAGATCATCAGCCGCCGCCCGAGCCGGATCGATTTTCGGCGCTTCGGCATAGCGCGGCTTGCCCGCCAGTTCCTCCCGGATGGCGTCCAGCAGCGTGTTCTGGTCGATCGCGCTTGGCCCGGCCTCAAACTGCGCCGCTTGCAGTTCCGGGAAATAGCCCGCATCGATCGCGGCCGAAAGCGTGGTGTCCAGACCATATTCGCCGTTGCCCGAAATTGCTCCTACCATTTCGGCCTGGCGCGGATCGTAATCGCGGATCAGCTTGCGCCGCCCCTTGATCGGCACGGGCTTCTTGCCCTTGTCGTTCATGTGCCAGCGGTCGAGCCCCATGGCCTTGAGGTCGCCGCCCACATCGTTGATGCCGCCGCGATCGTTGATCCATTCCAGCAGCGTCTTGCCCTGCGGGATTTCGGCCGACGCGCGCTTGCGCATGGCGTGGATCACCGTATCCCACTGGTCGGCGCGCTGGATTTCAGCCAGGCTTTCCGGCAGCACGGCGCGGATCGTTGAACCGAAGTCCTTGGGGTCAAGCGGCCGACCATTGCGTTCGGAACGCACCGCCGCTCGCAGTACGTCCAGTTCGGCATAGATGCCGGCCATGCGCGGCGTGAAACCGGCGTTCTGCAGTTCCTGCGTGCGCGCCTCGACCATGGCGGCGCGCTGGTCCTGTTCGGCAGCGGCGGCGCTATCCTGCTGGCCGACGCGTTCCGACACCTGCTTGATTTCCGCGTCTGCGTGTTCCTGAAATGCCTGCGCTTCTCGCAGAGACATGCCGCCTGGTCGAAGGCGAATATCGTCCTTGATCGCAGCCCATGCCGAGGTCCCCGGCAATGCGGTGAGCGCGAAATCCGATGGCAGCACCACATCGCCGCCCGTCGCCTGCGCTTCGGCAATCTGGCCCTGATAATCCGCAAAGGGATCGTCGAACTGATCGTAACTGTCCGACTGCTGGTATGCCGTGATCGCATCAGCCGGCACATAGACCTGTGGCGGGATATGACCGTTCTCGCTCGCGACGCGCAGCAGATCGGCATAGGCTTCGGGATCACGCTGGCGCAGCGTCGAGCCTTCCGCCGCCTTGGCCATCAGGTTGAGCGCGTGGCCATCCTGAAATGCCTGCATGGCCGCCGCCGCGCGCTGCCCCAGTTGCTGCCCGACAGCCTCGCGCTGTTGGGATGCGGCCATGCCGAGGGTGTGTTCCAGCGTCGAGATGGTGACATGGGAGAGGCCGCCGCCAACCAGGGTCTGGATGGCCGTTCCCGCGAGATCGCCCGGCAACTGCGCCACCAGATCGCCAAGGGTCTTATCCTTGTTGGACGGCAGGAAAAGCCATGCCGTGGTATCTTCGGCCAGCGTGGTAGCTTCTTCGCCGAGCAAGTCAGGAATCTGCGAACGGATATAGCGCGAGAGGATATTACGGCCCGACCCGCTGCTATCGAGAAAGGCCTTTTGCCCGAGGTATTCGCCGCCCGCTTCGGCTGCGGTATCGAGAATGCCATAGACGCTTGCAACAGCCCGGCCGACGCCCTGATCGCGAGCCCGGAAATAGCTTTCGCCACCCTGCTGGGCAGATGGAACCATAATGGATGCAATCGTCGCGGCACGCGATGAAAGCCCGGCTGCTCGCAACCCGATGCCACCCAGCATGGTCGCCACGGTCGTGGGCACGTTCTCGACGCCGCCAAGCACCTGCTGCTCAACCCACGTCCCGTCTTGCGGGCGCACATAATCCGCTGCGCGCTCCAGCCCCTTGTCTGCCATGCGTGGCAGATTGTAAGCCTGCGGAACGCCCATCACATCCCAGCCCCAGGCGGGAACGGTCGTTACCATGCGGCCCATTTGAGCCGTGCCAGCAAGCAAAGCCCCACCAGCGCGCCGAGGACTTGGCAGGGCCTGCGCCGCCTGCTGATCGCCCATCAGTGAGGCAGTCAGCGCCATAAGCAGCGGCGCTGGAGTGCCAGACGGACGACTGCCTACATCCTGCCGGTCGAAGGCGTCCACGCCAGCAGCAAAGGCCAGCACGGGGTTGTAGCTCTGCTTGAGCATGCCCCAGGCACTGCCGAGAATGCCCAGGCTCTTGGTGTCATCCGATGCCGCCACGGCGCCGCGTGGATCACCAGCCGCCCACTGACCGATAGTCGGATGCTGATCAATGAGCTTGCCGAAGTTGTTCGCACGCAGCGCCCTTTCGGCATCATCGATCGAGTCTTCGACATCGGCGGGCAGCGTGCCAAGGTCGCGGGCCGTTCGCACGGTGCGCGCCATCTGGTCCGGCGCTTGCGGGGTACTGAGGATATCAAAACGAATCTGGTCCGTGCGCTGGCGCTTGATCGCGTCGGCGCCAGGACTCCCCGTCGCCGTGTTCGACGGGTTGAATTGTTCCGCATAGTCGAAGGGGTTAGTAGGGCCAGCCATCGGCCGACCCTATGAGCGCTAGTTCCCCTGTGAATCCCGAGCAGTTCGGCGATACTCGCGCACCACGTCATCATCGGTGATGTTTTGCACACCGCGCAGCCGCAGGTTGTTGCGGATGGTCTGCACCGTTTGCGGGGTGAGATTGCCAAACTGGATATCGTAGAGGTGGCCCACATTCCCGTTCGCGAAACGGATTTGCTTCGTTGCCTGCGTGACCGCCTGTTGCAACTGGGCTTCCGTGGGTATCGTGCCCTTGGCCGCGATCCCGTCCGCAAACTGCGCCACCGTATCAAGAATAGCCAGCCGCTGGCGGTTATAGGCTGCCATCTCATCGGGATGCTTAACCCCAGGATTGCTGGGTAGCAGACCGGGATTTCGACGCTCGAATGTCGCCAGCGCCGACGCGGACGCATCCGCCGATGACCACTGGCGGGCCGAGGCTCGCCGCTTGGCCTGTTCCTCAGCGAGGCTGCTCAGGTCCGAAAACGGCACCAGCCCTTGGTACTTCCGCAGATCGGTCTGCGCGAACTTGTCCGGCTCCAGATAGGACTGGAGTTTGAGCGCCAGGGCGGTGTTTTCCTGCTCCTTCTTGGTGGCAGCATCGAACTTTGCCTTTTGCGCCTTCGCCAGATTGCCGCGCATTTCCGCCATATAGGACGGCTTCACGCTGCCGGCGATGTTCGACGGGATGGCATCAGGCGGCGGGTCTTCACCGTTATGGCTGGCCTGATAGTTGCCAATCCACTGGTGCAGGTTGTCAGCGGCATCCTGATACTGATCGTTGAGCAGGCTTTCACCTTGCGCCATCTGGCGCATTGCAAAGGAGACGGCGCGTTGCTCTTTTTCCAGCGGCAACCCCATGGCCTTGATGTTGGAAATCACCGTGGCCTGATCATAGTTCCGGGCAGCAGTCGGCGAGCCAACTACCGTGGCACGGCCTATGGTCCCGCCAATCAACTTTTGTGGGTCGAGATCGGCACCGTCCGGGGCGCGAACACGAAGGTGAACATGCGGGCCGGTCGTGTGCCCAGTCAATCCGACGGTGCCAAGCACGGTGTCAGGGGTCACCTGGTCACCCACGGCTACCGATTGGTTGCCCATATGCGCGTAGCTGGAAGTCGTACCGTCAGGATGCTTCACCTTCACCCACCGGCCAGCGCGATCGTCTTGCGTAACGGCCTCGACAACGCCCCCTGCGATTGGGTGGATTGCGGCGCCCAGCGGCGCCCCGATGTCCAACCCCGCCGAGCCGCGCTCCTTGTGCTGTTCGAACGTGTTCGTAACGCGACCATTCGCCACCGGCATTTGGGACGGCGCGGATGGATGAGGCGTGGAGCCCGGTGCCCCTTGGGCCGCCGAAGGCGCGGCCCGTGCGCCCGCCAATGCAGCTTGGAAGATTGAGTTGCTTTCCTGATTCTGCATCGGTCCGCGCAGGGCGTCGAGCGCCGCATTCCGTTGCTCGAAAGTCATTTCATCGTGGTGCGCATCGAACAGCGCAGAAGCGAGAACAGCCTTATCGTCCTTCACCAGCGTGTTGATGGCCGTGGCGTAGACGACGCCCTGCTGTTGCTTGATGAACTCGTTGGCCGCCGCGCCGGTCATACCGCGAAAAGCAGCAAGCGCCTGGGCCTTTTGCCCAACGACGCCCACGCCAGCCTTCAAATCATCGGCGTTATCGTACAGGCCGGACGCGGCATCCTGAGCCTGCTGCAACTCGCCCATGTGCATTTGGTCGCGCTGCACCCCAGCCTGTTGAATGGCGTGCCCGTTTATTTCGCCCATAGCCGACGCATACAGCGTGCCGAAATGCTGCTGGAAAATGCGTTGCGCACGCGGGCTTTTCAGACCGTCGAGCCCCTGCTTTCGCACGTCATCCAGGGACTTTTGCGCGGCTGACAGGCCATCGACCGCATTGCCACCCTGCTGCGCCTTGAACTGGGCGACCAAATTCGTGACATCGGGCGTCATCGCCAGCACCTGCTGCCGAGCCACGGTGTCATCATGCTGGGCGTTCAACTGGTCGATCGCGGTCAGTGTCTGGCCTAGGCGCTCCATGCCTTCGCCAAGGCCGCTTTGCACCACGCCCGGCGCCTGCAGCCGCGCGTTTACCGGCGCAACGCCGCTAGTGCCCTGCTGATATTGCGGTGCGCGAGGCATTAGTAGCCACCCATCAGGGAGTAGGCCTTCTTCCCGGCCTTGGCTGCATCAATGGCCATCGAGCCCCAGTCCATCTTCGGGGAAAAACCCATACTGGATTTTGCGGAATTGTACTGAGTGGCGCCTTGTAGGACGCTCGACCCCATGTCGAACGCGCCGCTGATCAGCGCATTGGTCTTTGCCGACCGTGCTGCATTGGCCTGCGTCTCATAATTCGCGATGTTGATGTCGTGGCCGCGCAGCGCGTTGTCGCCCTGGCGATAGATGTTCGCCACGTCCTCGCGGCCGAGAAGATCGGTATCAGACACCGCGTCCGCCGCTGTTCCGAAGTCGAGCGAGACGCCATTGGCCGCCGCCGCGACCTGCTGCTGGCCTTTCACGCGGGCAATCTCACGATACTGCTTTAGCGCTGCCTGGCGGGCGTTTTCCTGATCCTGCTGCGCCGCGTCGCGCTCATAGTTCGCGTTGGCATCGGCAACCTTCGCCTGCACATTGGCCTGCTGCACAGCGCTGATAGTTTTCATGGCGCCGGCACCGACGGACAGGGCAGCGGCGGCGATCGGAAGGGCGGCGGGTCCACACATCAGCGGGGCTCCTTGCAAAACCAGCGAAACATCACCCCGCGCACGTCCACTTCCTCTTGACCGACGGTGAAGCCCCACCGCTCCAGCAATCGGATGGCTTGGGCATTCTGCGCGGACACTAGGTTGCGAAGGGTCAGCCGTGAATCCTGCAACCGATGAATAAAGCCCGGTCCCCATTTCAGCATTTCGCGGGGGTGGCGGTAGACTTCATCCGTGCCCAGGAACCAGGGGATAGCCTCGCCAGTGAGAACGCTTTCCACCACGACGCCGAACATCGCATGCGGCAGGCCGTCGAGCAGCGCAGTCCAGCACTTGGCGCTGGCGGCAATGCCAGTCCGCAGGGCCTGTTTCGGTTCGCGCCCCATCGCCCGGCATTCCAGCTTGTCGATCGCGCGCATATGCTGCGCCAGGTATCCGACATGGCGGACTTCGGCCGGCACGATCCTGATAGCCGAGCCGAGCCTAGCCATAGACCTCTGGATCTTGGGCAATGGCCAGCATCGTGAAGGGCAGCGGTGCGGTCTGGCGGATCAGCACCACGCATTCATCGCGCGCCTTGTTCGCCATGTTGATGGTGTATTCGCCGTTCATCAGCGCATCTGGCGCGCCATAGGCCTCGCCCATGCGGGACTTGAGCGGGAACAGGTCGGCCTCGTTGATGCCGGCCTTGATTTGCCGGGTATTGGACAACCGCACCACCACTTCGCCCAACGCCTGGACTCGGCCCATGTTGCTGCCGCCATCCTGCGTGCTGATGCGGACGGGCAGCGTCTCGACCGTCACCTCGTAGGGAATGCCGAAGCTCGCCACCTTGCCGCCGCCGAAGTCATCCGGCAGCGTCAGGCGGCCATTGGTGACAGTCAGGCCGGTGATCGCCTTACCATCGACCAGTCCCGCCACGTCGGTGCGCCCTTCCAGATGCCACAGCCCCGTGAAGGTGGTCTGCACCGTGTCGAACGAACCGGACACCGCGCAGTCGAGAAAGCAGCAATCCTTCACGTCCGACCAGCGATGACTAACCATACGCTCGACAAAGCGACGCGTCACACCCTGAACCTGGCGATCGACCATGAGGTAGACGCGATCTTCGCCATCTTCCGAGATGCAGCAGACCGATACGACGTTTCCATCGGTCTCGCACAGGGTCCAGCCCCAGACATTCTGCTCCTGCTCCCAGGTGAAGCACAGCAGCTTGCCATCATCGCGCGCCGCCCAGATCACGCTGCGCGGCTCCTGCGCATAGCACCAGGACACGATGCTCATGCCCTCGAAGAAGTGGGGGGAGAAGATCGAGACGTCGTTGGATTTCAGGCCATCGATGGTGAAATCATAGCCGATGGTGCGCACCGACTGCCCCACGCTGGGCTGGTAGAACACCACGTTGTCCACGACCAGAGCCGGCAGCCGCGACGATCCACGGCCGATTTGCCGGCGGGTAGCTGGCGGCGATGTCGCATCGAGCACACCGCCAGAGCCATCGCCGTCGATGTGGAACACGCTGTCAGAGGTCAAGGCTAGCAGGCTGGTAGTGGTCACCAAGTGGTTCACCGAGTTGACCCGACCAGCCATGATGGCGAACGACAGCGCATCGCTCGCAATGGCAGGACGCGACCGGTCCATGTTTTCCAGCTGGCCCGATCGGCTGCCCCAGACCCCATGCGGCACATTGCTGGTGCGGGCCCACATCGAGCGTTGTTCAAACAGGGTGACGGTGGAGGGATAATCACCCGCTGCGGCGAACGGGTTATTGCCTTGCGGCGGCGCCTGATCGAGCGCGGGGCCGATGTTGTCATCGCGAAACGTGGTGCTGTCGGTGCTGCCGATATAGCCGAAGAACTGCGAATTGTCGGCCTTGTAGACCTTGTATCGCGTTGCCCCGGCAACGGCGGTCCAGTTGATGGTGTTGAAGTTCCGCTTGAGCGTCAGATCGTTGGTGACCGTCGCCTCGCTCGACGCCCGACTTTCATATCCGGTGTCGTCGTTCACCGCCGTCACGCAATAGGTGGCCGGCTGCGGGAAATAGCTGGCTCCGCTATTGCCGCTGTCAGTATTCGGCGTGGTGGCCGTCGCCGTGCACCCGGCGGGCGCGACAATGCTGGGACCGAACGTCACGGTCTGGAATGACCAATCCGTATGGCCGGCGCGTACCAGCTTGCCGGGGGCATGATCGATATGGGCCATGTACATCGTGTCGGCAGTCTGCTCGAAATCGAGTTCCGCCAGTTCCTCGCCATTGTAGGGCGAGCCCACCTTGTAGATGCGATTGCCGCCCATCAGAACCTCTGCGTGCCTTTGAAACTGCCACCACCGCCGCCACCGGTAGCGGGCGGGTCCGGCGGCGGCACTACCGGCGGCACCACAGGTGCCACAGGCACAGTGGGCGGCGCGGAACGAGTGATCCCGCCATCGCATCCCGTGAATGATGGTGCCGCACTGGTATCTACGGCAACGGCGAAGTGGCTGTCATCAAGGATTGCCACCACCTTGAAGGCCCGCCCGTTCAGCAGATCGCCCAGGCCATCTTTCACGCCGTCAAAATACCACCAGTCGCCAACGGCCAGGCCGTGATAGGCGACGGTTACCACCGCCTGCGCGGCATTCGATATGCCGGTGATGGCTAGTTCTTCTTCCAGCACCCGACCACCATCCGCGCATGGCGCCATGTAGCCCTGGCCCATTTCCAGGGCATAGGTCTGGGTCAATGAAAACTGGAAGGGAACAAGCCGGGTCGACTTGCTGGCATCGAGCACTTCGCCCACCAGCCTGGTGCCGGGCCGCTTGGTGATACCGCCATACTTGAGCACCAGCACGTTGCGCGCCTGGCGCAGGGTCGAACCATAGGCCTCCACATCGAAGCGGCCATACAGCTGCGGACCGAGTTCGCCGCGGCTGAAATTGACCTGTGGAACACGCACGGTCATGCGAAATCACCAATCCCGGCGCGGGCATATTCCGCATCGCTCGCATAGCGCACCGGGCGATGCACCCGCTTGTTCTCCTCGTCAGCGATGGCGCGGGAGCGGGCAATTTCTGCCTGCTGCTGGAGCACCTGGGCGATCTTCGCATCCTTCTTGATTGGCAGGGCGATCCGGGCCGCCAGTTCCAATTCGAAGGCACGCGCCATCAGGGGCGGCATGTCGCCAGCCTCCAGGGTATTGCGCGAATAGACCAGCGTGGCCGTGGGGACGTTGGCATAGATGCGGCCACCCTCGTGGAGATAGGCCAGCGGCATCGCGTCCTGGAACGGGAACGGGTAGGGTCCAGCGATCGGCAGATCGGTGGCATCATCCTCGATCTGGCGGATCGCCAATGGCTGAGCCATGTCCGAGGGCTGCGCATAGGCATAGAGCCATTCGGCCGGCCGATCGTTCGCGACCGAGGCCAGCGCCTGGCGCTTGATCATCCAGTGCCATTCGGTCCAGTCGGCAACCTCAAGAAGCAGCGGAGAAGCAAAACGCGACACCTCGCGCGCCTCCATGGTGCCTTCCGTAAAGTCAGCGATCTGCCCGGCCGCGATCTGGGCCAGGGCACGGTTACAGAGGTCGATAAGGGCAGCCATGACGCGAACCTATGGCCATGGTCGCTAGCGGTGAATCCCAACGAAAAGGGCCGAGGTTTCCCCCGGCCCTGCTTCATTCTGCGGTATCGGTCGCCGCTTTGCGCCCGCGCCTGGGCGGTGCATCGTCCTTGGCCTTGTCGCGGGCCTCGATCGCCGCCTTGGCCTCGTCGTCCAGCGGCTGCCAGGTCGAGCCGGGCACATGGTCGGCGGTAAATTCTTCACCTGCAACGATGTAGCGGCCCTCATTGCTCAGATAGACCGGCTGTTCGCTCTGATAGCGTGCCATGATCAACGCCCTCCGTAGCTGTTGTTGGTCTGGCGGCTTGCCACCGGCCCGGCCGTGACGCTGCCCGCAGTGGGAGCGGTGCCGACGACGGTGTAATAGAGCCGCACATAGCGCTCATCCGTGCCCTCATCGAAGCAGCAGGGAAACTTGAACTGGTAGCCGGCGACCAGTTCAGCGAGCAGAACCACCTTGCCCGAATATTTGGTGGTCCAGGTGGCGTTGTCGGGCGAGGTCTGCACGGCCACCTGCAGGCTGGTCAGGTTGTTGAACGAGGCCACGACGGCCACGGACAGATCAACCTCTTCGCCGCGCCCGATGTCGCGCGTGAGAGCAACTGCTGAGCCGTAGGGCGTCCCGGTCGCGCCCAGGTCGATGACATTGGTGGAGGCAGCCGAAGCAGTAATGGCCTGCGCGCTGCTCAGAAGGAGGGAATTATCGAAAATCATGTGACGATTCCTTGTGCTGGGCCGAGGTCACCCCCGGCCCGGTTGAGCAGTTACGAGACCAGCGTCTCGGTGTTCAGCAGCGCGTCGGTTTCGCGGATCGGCATGCCGCGCCAGGTCATGACTTCCTCGCCCTGAATTTCCATCGGCGTCAGGCGCACGAAGTTGTCCACGCCGCTGCGGCCATTGGTCGATTCCGCATCGAGAGCTTCGAGCATGGTCTTGTTCATGTAGATGACCGTGCGGCCGGGGCTGATCTGGCCTTCGCGCTCCATCTTGTAGGCGCGGCGGCCCTGCAGCTTGTAATAGAGCTTGCGCAGCAGCGGATTGACCGCAACGGTGCCGGCGATCACGTCGGACACGTCGATATTGGCAATGCGGCCATTGAAGCGCCAATCGCGCACGGTCAGGCCCACATGCTGCGTGAACTTTTCTTCCTTCACGTAGTAGGGGTTGCCGCTGCCATCGAGCACGCGCTGGCGGCCCATGTCCTCGCGCTGGACACCCGCCGGAATGTTCTCCGGCGTGATGATGCTGGTCTGCATGTCGCCATGCGTGACCATCCAGATCGAGGTGTTGTCACTGCCAGAGCCGCCACCATTGATGACATTGGCGTTCGA